TCAAGTCGATGCTCGTGTACGACGAGTAAATACTGCATGACCAAAAAAAGAATTAGCTTCGTACAGCCCAATTTCCAGCAAGGGCCCAAGGAGTTTAATGCCTATTACTTGCCGTATTCCGCTGGTGTGATCTTGAGCTATGCTTTGGCTAGCAAAAAGGTCCAGGAATCATGGGAACTTGACCATCTAGTGTGGCGAAGAGAACCCATTGAAGAACTGGCACTAAAACTCAGTACCAGCCATGTGGTGGCCTTCTCCACCTATGTGTGGAATCATCGCTACAACTACAAACTAGCAAAGTTAGTTAAGACCTTCAATCCCGAATGCACTATTGTGTTTGGTGGGCCCGAGCCTGCTATCGAAGATCCTGAATTGTTCAAGAAAGAGCCTTTCATGGATCTAGTGATCAAGATGGAAGGTGAGATTACCTTTCGTCGGATCCTAGAAGATCACGGCAGTGATTATAGTCATATCGAAGGCTTGTTGATCAACTCACCCACAGGCATGATCAATACCGGTGATCCCAAGCGCATCAATGATCTAGATGAAGTTCCTAGTCCATATCTCACAGGCATATTTGATCGTGTGATGGCACAAAATCCTGGTGTGATCTGGAATGCCACACTGGAGACCAATCGTGGTTGTCCATACCAATGTACATTTTGCGACTGGGGCAGCCTCACATACAACAAGGTCAAGAAGTTTGAACTCGAACGAGTGTATGATGAACTGGACTGGATAGGTGAGCACTGCGGATTTGTTACTATTACCGATGCCAATTTTGGTATGTTTGTGGAACGAGATAATATGATCGTGGACAAGCTGATTGAAGTGCAGAAGCGGTGGGGCAAATTGGAAAGTTTCTCTATGACCTGGGCCAAGAATCAAAAGAACGAAGTTGTGGACATAGTTAAGAAACTAATCACAGAATCACCCAACTTTGGTCAGGGTCTTACTGTGAGTGTGCAATCCATGGATAACGATGTGTTAGAGAATATCAAACGCAGGAATCTTGATCAACATAAGATTGATGAGATCTTTGCATTGTGCGACAAGAACAACATACCTGTTTACACAGAACTGATCTTGGGACTGCCCGGCGAGACTGTGGAGTCATGGAAAGAGGCTTTTTGGAAGATCTTCCGTGCAGGCAATCACGGCGGTATCAACATCCTACAATGTCAATTGTTGGAAAACGCAGAGATGAATCTGTTGCAGAAGAAACTGTACAAGTTAGAATCAGTGCCTGTATACGATTACATGAGTGGCAGTTATGGGGACGTGGATCTTAACGAAAGCATCGATGTGGTAGTAAGTACAAAGACCATACCACGAGAGATCATGTTGGATACCTTGGTGTGGTCCAGTTTCATCCAGACATTCCATATTAACGGACTGTCAACATACATTGCTAGATACTTGGCTAAACAACAAAATATCGATTACTCAAAGTTTTACGAAGACCTGTATGCGTGGGTGCAACAGGATCCTTGGTTCCAAAGGCAATTTGCCGAGACTCGTAGTTACTTTGAAAACTGGATGACCAAGGGCCGCATTGACCATCCCAAGATCGGCAACATCGAAGTGTTTGGATGGAATCTCATGCATCGCACAACCTTGTACATGGTCAAGGACCGAATGATCAACTATGTGTTTGAAACACTTGACAACTTCTTGAATACACACTATAATATTGATTACGCAGTGAAAAATCAATTGTTGCAATTCCAAAGAAACTATGTGATTGACTACAGAGATCTTGATTCTTATCCAGTGCAAATGACCTATGATTACGATTTCTTAGGCTACATCCAAGACAACGCTAAATTAGAAAGCACCACTGTTTATAAGTTTGATACCGCAGAAAATCCTGACATGAGTGAAGATCGTTTCTTGGAAAATATGTACTTTGGTAGAAAGCGTAACTTTGGAAAAACCACAATCACAAGAACACAACATGAGATTGCCTAAACAAAATCCCAACATAGACATCAGTGTATTGTTGCCAGTGAGAGGCCGTCCTATTCCAATGGAACAATGCCTGCATACACTTATTAGTACAGCCACAAAGCCCGAGCGTGTGGAAGTACTGATAGCATTTGATGATGACGACACTGATACCATTGATTACTTCGTGGATGTGATTGCACCATATCTTGACTACAAAGGTGTGACCTACAGTGCCATGCAGTTCAAGCGGCTGGGATACATCCGGCTGAATGAATATCTTAACGAGCTGGCCAATCACAGCACCGGGCAATGGATATTTTTCTGGAATGACGATGCTGTGATGACTACTGCTGGATGGGATGATGTGATCCGTGAATACAATGATAAATTCACCTTGTTGCGAGCCGAAACCAATCACGAACATCCTTACGCTATCTTTCCTATCTTGCCAAGAAAATGGGTAGAGCTCACAGGAAACATATCGCCACACCAGATCAATGATGCTTGGACTAGCCAGATTGGGTGGATGTTAGACATCGTGACCACTATACCTGTAATGATTGAACACGAACGATTTGACCTCACAGGCAAGAATGATGATGATGTGTTTCGGAATCGACCTATGCTAGAAGGCAACCCTCGGCATCCAAGAGATTTTAATCACATCACCTGGCGCACACGCCGCATACAGGACGCTATAAAGATTGGTAACTATCTAGAACCATTGGGCTATGATCTCACTCACTTTAGATTAGGGATAGAGAATAAAATAAACATCTGGGAAAAGATGATAAAGTTAGACAAAAAAGGTCTGATGAAACAATGGAGCCCCGAAGAACTTGGCCACTGAACTTGTAGACAAAATCAAACAATACTGGAACACACAACCTTGCAATGTCAAGCACAGTCTCAGTGAACCAGGAACCGAACAATACTGGAATGAAGTTACCGAGCGAAGATTCTTTGTAGAACCACATCTACGAGACTTTGCCAGTTTCCATCAGTGGCGTGGCAAACGGGTATTAGAGATTGGATCAGGCATTGGATCGGATGCTGTAGAATTTGCACGGCACGGTGCTGAATATGTGGGTATTGATCTCTCAGCAGAATCTGTGTCCATGAGCCATCAACGATTTGAACTGTTTGGACTCCGAGGCGAGTTCCATGTGATGGATGCTGCTGATCAAGTGATGGTGGCCGAACTAGGTCAGTTCGATCTTGTGTACAGTTGTGGTGTGCTGCATCACTATCCGGATATGACTGCATGTCTTGATAACATCCATTCAGCATTGCTGCCCATGGGTGAATTCCGTATGTTGGTATATGCCAAGAACTCCTGGAAGTATGCCATGATCCAGAAAGGGCTGGACCAATTTGAAGCACAGGCAGGTTGCCCATACGCCACAGCATACAGCCGAGAAGAGATCTATGAATTGCTGAATGGCAAATTTGAAGTTCTAAGGATTAGACAAGATCATAATTTCATGTATAATGTACCTAAGTACCGCGCAGGCGAATACGAACTAGAGCCTTGGTTTGCTGTCATGCCCGAAGACATGCGAGCAGCAGTGAAAGAATACCTGGGTTGGCATTTGTTAGTTAAAGCACGAAAAATATGAGCAAAATCAAAATAGCAGAACTGTTCTACAGCATTCAAGGCGAGGGTAGATACATGGGTGTGCCCAGTGTGTTCTTACGCACATTTGGATGCAACTTTAAATGTGCAGGCTTTGGTATGGCACGAGGAGAAACCAGTGAAGAAGCAAACAACATCGATCCCGATCATTACACGGATTATAAAACGCTGCCTTTGGTATCTACAGGGTGTGATAGTTATGCTAGTTGGGATCCTAGGTTTCGGCATCTGTCTCCTGTGCTTGATACTGATGCGATTGCCCATGCTATTGTGGATACGCTACCGCACAAAGAATGGCGCGACGAACATCTAGTGATCACCGGTGGTGAACCATTGCTAGGGTGGCAGAAACAATATCCGGACTTGCTCAATCATCCCAAGATGGCAGGATTGAAAGAGATCACATTCGAGACCAATGGCACTCAGAAACTAACAGCCGAGTTTAAAGACTATTTGTTAGCATGGGATCGGGATGATCACTGGCGGCGAGAAATCACATTCTCAGTAAGTGCTAAACTGCCATGTTCGGGAGAGTCATGGTCGGATGCTATCTGTCCAGAAGTTGTGCGTGAATATGAAGGGTACGGCACAGCGTATTTGAAGTTTGTGATCTCAACAGAAGAGGATTTGAAAGATGCTGAAAGAGCCGTGGAGGAGTTTCGTGCTGGGGGGTTTACGGGGCCTGTGTATATTATGCCTGTTGGTGGTGTTGAACGGGTGTACAGTCTTAATAATCGGGCAGTGGCAGAAATGGCAATGCGAAAAGGCTGGCGGTACAGTGATCGACTACAAGTGCCACTATTCAAGAACGAATGGGGCACATGATGGGACTGTTTAATAGATTATTTGGCGCAAAAGAAAAAGCCCTGGCAGCATTGGCTGCTGCACCCGCACCCGAGGTAAAGGAACCTGCTGCGCCTCGAGAAAAGAAAGTCAAAGAAGAACCCAAGACTGCTAAACAGATCGCAACAGAAAAAAAAGAACCGTATGTGAACATCGTAAGTCTGGACGTGGATCTTGACAACTTGCATCAGGGCGCATTTGAATTGGACTGGAATGAGATCTTTGTGGCTCGCTTGGTCAAGGCAGGCTACATGATCAAGAAGGATGACACTGACGCCGAGATCGTGGACCGTTGGTTCCAAAATGTATGTAGACATGTGGTCATGGAGACCTGGGAACAAGAAGAAGCCATCGCCAAGAGTGGCATGTGGGTTCGCAGCACCGATGTTGGAAACGGTCGATCCGAAGTATCGTGATCCTGTATGTGAATGGCGATAGCCACGCTGCTGCCGCCGAAGCAGCGAGTCCAGCAGCGTTTGCTGAAGACGACGGCTATCCTGAACTGGGTCGGCAACCGCACCCTGACAATCTCCGAGCAAGTTGGGGACAACAACTGGCCAACCGAATGAATGCTCGATTGATCTGTGATGCTGAATCCGCAGCCTCTAACTATCGCATCTTGAGAACCACACGCAAATGGATGAAGAACTTGGTGCCGTGGGAATCTGCACTGGCAGTGATACAATGGAGCACATGGGAACGCGAAGAATGGTTACATAATGGTGAATATTTACAGGTGGGCAGTTCGGGGCTAGACTGGGTTCCTGACGAACTGGCAGATCAATACAAACGATTTGTGGTCAATGTAGATTGGACTTGGTGTCAGCAATACTGGCACGACGAGATCTGGCAACTGCATCTTGATATGACCGCGGCAAAGATACCACATGTGTTCTTCAACGGCAATAATTCATTTGATCGAATTCGTTCAGGTGCCTGGCACCAAGAGGATTGGAACAATGCATACATCGCACCATATTCCCAATACACTTTCGATCGGATCTTGCGCGAAGCCGATTTCGCCACTGTGAATCCTGAGTCATGGCATTTCGGTGAAACGGCCCATTGCTTTTGGGCGGACTTTGTGTTACAATACTGTATAGAAAACAACATATGGAAACCCGATGCGATATCTGTTGATTGACACAGCAAATACTTTTTTCCGTGCCCGACATTCGGTTTTCCGCGCAGCAGATGCTTGGGAAAAACTAGGCTACGCTCTACACATCGTGATGAGTTCCGTGAACAAGGTGCATAAGAAATTCGCAGCAGACCATGTGGTTTTTGCACTGGAAGGTCGCTCATGGCGCAAGGACTACTACGAGCCCTACAAGAAAAACCGTGCTGTGGCTCGTGCTGCACTTAACGCAACAGAACAAGAAGAGGACAAACTGTTCTGGGAGACCTATGATAGCTTCACTAAATACTTGGCCGACGGCACAAACTGTAGTGTTATCCGACATCCAGAAGCCGAAGCAGACGACATCATTGCTCGTTGGATCGCTCTGCATCCCGAAGACGAGCATTATATAATCTCATCAGATACAGATTTTGTGCAATTACTAGCACCCAATGTGAGCCAATACAATGGCATAACCGATGAACTCCATACGGTTACAGGCATTTTTGATGCCAAGGGTCGGCGTGTGCAAGACAAAAAGACCAAGACGGACAAGGTAATCCCAGACCCAGAATGGCTGCTGTTTGAGAAGTGCATGCGCGGTGATACAAGTGACAATGTGTTTAGTGCTTACCCGGGTGTGCGCGAAAAAGGCACTAAAAACAAAGTGGGCTTGCGGGAAGCATTTGAAGATCGCATGAACCGCGGCTTCAATTGGAACAATCTCATGCTGCAACGCTGGTCAGACCACAACGGCGTGGAACATCGTGTGAAAGATGATTACGAGCGCAATCGTGTGCTGGTGGATCTTACAGCACAGCCCGAAGCAATCAAAGACAAAGTAGATGGTGCCATCCGCGAACAGATCAGCCACAAAGACATTGGTCAAGTGGGAGTGCGGTTCATGAAGTTTTGCGGCAAGTACGAACTCACAAAGATATCTGAATCAGCAGAGCAATATGCCCACTGGCTCAACAATACATACAAAGGAACCTTAGATGAGCATAATAGCCAAGCCTATAGTTAAAGATCAGTTCTACATCCTCACACAGGGTGATCGGAAGGTCGGCAACATCGAAGCCACAGGGGATGGTTTCGCAGTAAGGATCAACAACCAGGTCATGCCATTCAAGACCATGGCCATGATCCGCAAACAAGTTGATATTGAATTTCCAGCAGTGGGGAACAAGACTAACCGAGAGCCTGCTAGTTATCAAGTGCAAGGCTATCCGTCAGGGTCGAGAGTGTACAACCCCATCTGGAATGTTCAACACAAATTGCCCTTGTTTACCAAGAACAACAAATCACGCTCGTGGTATGCTGCTGGTTGGTATCAGGTGAAACAACGCAGAACTTGGAGCATAGTGCAGGGCCCCAAGTTGATTACCTTGGAACGATATCCTTACCAAGGTCCTTTTTATACCAGAGAAGAAGCCAATGACAAACCCCTTCCTTGATCAGTCCCGATTCATGCGAGCATGCAACCAGACAGTGGGTGCATGGAACGAACCTCAGTTCAATCTCTACACCAGTCTCATCCAAGAAGAAGTGGATGAACTCTGGACAGCCAATGCTGCTGCCGATCCCAAAGAATGCTTGGATGCTCTAATCGACATCCTGGTGGTCACAGTGGGTGCCATCCACAGTCTGGGTGCAGATGGTGCAGGTGCATGGAATGAAGTCATGCGAACCAACTTTGCCAAGATCGATCCGGCCACTGGTCGCGTGAACAAACGCGAAGATGGTAAAGTTCTCAAACCCGAGGGATGGACGCCACCTGAACTCGACCAATTTATACAAACACGATGATTGAACCTCTCCTGGATGATCTCATGGTCCAGCAACAACTGGGCTCGACAGATATTCCTTATGTAGAAAAGTGGAGGCACATGGTAGCAGTGATCATGCTGAACCAGACTGGCCGCAAACCTGTGAAAACAGTATATCCACTGTTCATGCATCACTGGCCCACGCCCGGCAGTCTATTGCTCAGCACACCCGAAGAGGTCAAGAACATCATCTGGAGCCTGGGCATGAGCACAGTAAAAGAGAATCGCATACGCAGAATGACTGCGGACTATGTGAACTGGGATGGCAATGACGCTACCAAACTATATGGCATCGGCAAGTATGGATCGGACTCATATGAAATCTTTTTCAAGCACAACTATACTGTGGATCCCACTGACAAGGAACTGCGGCGATACCTAGATGAAGAGGTGTTTGTGTGAGCATCCACATCAATCGATTCATTGACTCGGTAAAGGCACATGAATCTCGTGGTCAGAAAGACTTTATGATGCCCATGAAGGATGCCAAAGATCTACATGCGGACATAACCAAGATGTTGTTGGTGGTGACAGAACTACAAAATCGCCTGCTATCGGCACTGCAAGAACAAACCATAACAGTAGAATTGGGCGGAAAAGACTTCTGAAAACTACATACATTTGGGATAAATAAATGTAGGAGTATAATGAATGTCGAGACCAAAACCATCGGTGTTGATCGAGAACACCAACAAGCAAACCTACAAGAGTGAGCAGGTGTTGGCCAGTGACGGGATCTGGGCTGTGTTTTTCAACAGCCTACCTATCAATCTCAAGACCTCCAACTTGCTCACACAGTATCCCGGCCCCAAGTATAAAAAAGTTTCGTTTTCAAATCCCGGACACGCGATCAACTTGGCCAGAAAACTAAACACACAATTCAGAACAGACAAGTTCTCTGTGGTATTGCTCAAGCAAGGGGAGAAGATCTACCCCAATGCGCGATAAGCAAGCCATCACACAAGCACTGATCAGGCAGTATCCTGAATCTCAGCGTCCGGGGTTGGAGTGGGCCATGAAGACCTGGTGGCGCAACATGAAGCCGCAAGGTGGCATGCGATTGAGTGTGCATGGTTTTATGGTCATGCAACGGATGCAGGTAGAGCATTACAACTTTAACATAGATCTAGACCAAGTGCGTCCCAAGTTGTTGGTCATGTTGGATCAGAGATTGCAGGATCCCTACTATCTGCAGGTGGACAAGCGAGAACCCTGTGTGAAGTTCTATGGCAGCAAGGAAGCCTTCATGGCAAACCTCTACGGGGATCTCGAGAAGTTCTTGGAGAACTACACTGATAAATAACTCATGCGTATAAATGATATCGTAATCCAGAACAATCAGATGCTGGATGAATACAGCATGTTTGATCCCGGCATCCGCAAGGCACTGGAAAAGAAGGGTTATCAAGCCCTGGGTTCTGGTGTGGATCAAGATGCTTATCTTGAACCAGGTGGTCAAACTGTGTTGAAAATATTTGGCACACAGGGCAAATCTGGCAAACTCAGCCCTGATCAACGAATGTTTGTGCGATGGGCCGAATTCTGCCAACGCAACTCAGACAATCCATTCCTGCCTAGATATTCAGGGTGGGAACCTTTTGACTACAAGGGACAAACATATCTGCAGATCCGCACTGAATTATTGCGATCACCAAAGACCCCACAAGAGATACAGTTGGTGGATGCTATTGCTGAATTAGGGGATGCATTTGACAGCCATGAAATAAGTTTTCTTGATCTGGACAAGAACAAATTGTCCGCACCATCATACCGAATAGTAAAGAAAGCAGTGGGCGAAGACAATGTTCCATTGTTATTGAACACTTTGCTGGAGTTGATCCACACCACACACACCAAAAAAAAATATATTTGGGACCTGTATGGCAACAATATCATGCTGAGACCCAATGGTCAAGTGGTGATCAATGATCCTTATGTGTTGGATCCTGGAAATCGCTTCTGATCGTTAGCCCTTTAGTAAATCAACCATGTGTTGGTGGACTGCTTCCATGTCCTCGTTGCTCATGTAGAAGTCGCTACGAGGATCATAGTATTGTCCTTGTTTAGGGTCATAGTATAATACCTGACCGTTGGCGAACAGAAACGGGCCTTCCAATCCAGCCCGGGGACCATACTGGGTCCGCATGAGATCTGTTTGTGTCTTGTTGGCGATTACCTTGTAGCCCATCATGTGCTCCTTGTTGCTGTCTATGCGTGTATTAAACGATCAACTGCCGGCGATGTCAACCAGTTCTTCCCAGGCTTCTTCGATGGTGTCGTAGCCACACATGTCAAAGGATGCATTGTAGAGTCGAACATAGAACTGCCCGTTGCCTGGGCTGGCATCTGTGTCTCTGCCTGCTTCGCCCACGCCAGGGATGACTCTAAGCGTCTGGTCAGTCATTATGCCACCTTGCGAAAATATTGATAGGGCAAGCCAACCAGGTAGCACAGGTACTCGTCGTCGCCCATGCTGCCTTCTGCTTCGTGGATCCAACGCAGGGCCATCTCACGGTCTTTAGCACCGCAGACCAAGATGCTTTGGATCCGCATCTCGAACTCGTGGGCTGC